TATGCACACCCTGTGATATAATGCGGGTTCCAAGGCATACTGTCAAATATTATGCGTATAGGATGTCTATATTCTAAAATATGCACACTCTTATAGTAACTTCTTCTTGTTAGTTAGTTGTTGTTGGTTGCATTATTATTGATCCTGTTGAGTGGTTCCTTGCTCGATTTTTTTTACCTTTTTCCATAAAAGTTAAGGGACACTTTTTGTATAAAAAAGATAAATACTTACATAGGGATAGCAATTATCACTATAATAACATACTAGTTTTTCATCAATAATGATAAATAAGTATATGGGTGAATAACCCAATGTTCATTTCTTATAGTCCAAATATGCGTTGGTTGCGCTAACAGCCAACGCCCTTCCTTAGCGGGTCGGTTTGAACACGAAATGAATACATTATAAGGAACATTTATGAACATAATTCAACAAATAACTATCAACGAACAGGTATATACAGCACTTGCTACTGCCTTTCCTAAATCTAATACTAGAAAAGCATTAGATAGATACAAAACTGCATTAGAACAAGCAATCAAAACAGCCATCAGTAACGATCGTTACTTCCCAGCACTGAAATTATTCAGTATTTCTACAAAAGAATTAATGAAAAAAGGAAAACAAATTGGTCCATATAATAAAAAAGTATGGTTACAATCTTGGTTAGAAAAAAATAATCTAAATTTATTCAAAATAGTGGAAAAAGGTAATAATATATCTAAGAAAGTATCAGTAATTACATTTACAAATTTAGTAACATTGACTGATATCCAGGCTGAAATTGATGCAAAATATGAACAATTAAACCAACAACTGGAACCTAAAATGGCATACACAACTAACGACCATAATGAACAACGCATTCTATTAGAACAAGCACGTGAATTAGATGAATTATTATGTACTACAAATGAAAATATCTTTGTTACCACATACAGTGAATATTCTAATTGTGAATTTGATATTGTTCCAATTGATGTTCGTTCTTTATCTGCATATATTGATTGGGTATCAACATCTAATTATGATAATGAAAAAAAGAAAAAATACTTACGTCAAGCAAAATTCATATTAGCTATTGCCCAATATACTGGTGGTGAATTCCCACAACCTAAAAATCCATCTGTATTTGGTCGTATGTATTATCACGGTATTTCAATGCAAACAATCAATAAAGAAATGCGTTGTGCTTGCCTAGGTAATTCATATGAATATGATTTAAGCAATGCTGCTCCATCTTGGAAACTTGGTTATGCTAAACAATTCTTAGCTGATGCAAATATTACTGATGAAAATGCTGTTAGTGAATATTTTCCTGGATTATATTCTTATATTACTGCTAAAAAAGAATTTCGTGAAATACTTGCCAATGAAATCTTTGTTGGTACTGACTTAGAATATGATTCTTTTGAAACACGTATGAAAGCAATTAAACAAGCTATGGCTGCCATTGGATTTGGTGCAAAAGTTCGTGAATTAACTTACAAAGTTGATGGGGTAAGATACTATGGTGCATTAAACGAAATTATTCGTAATAAAACTGCTAGAATACAATTCTTAAACCATCCTTTAATTGTTGCATATAATGATGAACAACAAATTCTTGATGATTATATTATTTTAACATATAAAGAAAGTAATCCAGATTACAAAACTAATCCATTATTCAGAACTGAAAAACAATTCTGTAAATCTAAACTACTAGCATACTTATTCCAATCATATGAAAAAATGGTTATGGATAAAATTGATGAAACTGTAACTAAAAATGGATTCACTGTTAAAGCAAGAATTCACGATTCTATTGTATTAAATGCAAAACTACAAGATGAATTATCTATGTATGATGTTGATAAAGTATTGCAATCAATCAATCCATTTTTAAAATTAGATGAATCAAAACTTGAAAAATGGAATAAAGTTATTGGTGCTAGTGTATCTGAACATCATAATAGAATGGCAAATGAGGAATTACGTGCTAGACAATATAAATCAATGCACGTCTTACCATCTATTGAAATCGTACCAACTATGAATGAAATGGTAAATGAATGGTTTGATGTTAATGAAAAAGTAAATAAAAAACCACAATTAAGATTACTTAAAAAAGCGGCATAAGGAATAGAACAATGAGAACACCAGGAACAACTTTACAACAATTAAAATCAAATCCAGATAATTTCAAAGGATGGGGTGGTATTACACTAGTAACAAACTTATTTGATTATGATGAGGTTAAATCAATCTGTGAAAATGAAAATATAAATGCAATTATATTGATTAGAATTTCAGAACAAGATACTGTGCCATATGAACAAGTACCTAAAAAATGGAAAAAACTTGTTAAATATATTATAAAAAAAGAACAAAATAAAAAATAAAGGATATTAGATGAAAAAACCACAAAGATATAATCCACCAGAAACAGAAAGTCAAAAACAAAGACGTCAAGAACGTAAATAAAATATACAGGAATATACAATGAAAAACCAATTATATTATCAAATATCAACAGTAGAAAAAATAGAATCAGATTTTTTTGAAATTTCACTACTAATAAAAGAAAAATTTAAAGAATATCGTGAATCCATTCACTATACCTATCATCTATTATCAATTGATACACCATTAGATATGTTTATCTATATGGGTACTTGTGATATCATTGATAAAAGTATTGATGCATATGTAAATGATACAGTTAAAAATTTCAATGCATTAGAATATATTGGAATAAGTAATGTGGAATATAATAGAATTACTAATAATATTGCTAAATTATTATTTCTACAACGTCGTGATGATTCAATTCCATTTAGATTACGTAATTATCAATTAACTAATAATATTCCATATGTATCTAGAATATCAGAAACTAAGTTCAAAAATAGTATGAAATACTTTTTTATTATAATGTTATCAGATAATGATTATCATAAATTGCTAAATACACATTACAATACATCAGATGATTCATATATGTTTGAATTACACAGATATTTAAAACAATTAGAAAGGGGGAATAGAAATGGCTGACACAGACGATGACAACTATGCATATAGAAAAGGTTATAATTAATAGTTTTTAGAAAAAAAAGATAAATACTTACATAGATGGTAAGGCCATTTATATTCTCCTTAAAGTCCCCAGATTAATAACCTGGGGCAACCTTTTTATACAATGGAACAACAATGAACAAATATATAGATATATACACTTTAACAGGCATTCTCATAGGAATTGCCGCATTAACAACTACAATAGCAATATTAATTAAAAATTTTGTATAAGGAATATTTATGAAAGAAAGTAAAGAATCTAAAAAATCACCAGGTAAAGGTAAAACTAAAAAATGTTAATAAAAAGGGGACTTCGGTCCCCTTTCTTATATCTTAAATCCTTTATGACAAATATTACAATACTTACATCTTAAATAAAGATTATAACTAAATTTCTGATTACGCACTACTGCACCACAATCCAATTCACATACTGCAATTCTTGGATTCAATTTAAACCCAATAATTTCATTTGTATCCTTATCTATTCTAAATGTTCCAACTGTTCTAAGTTTTTCTTTTAAGTCTTTCATTGCGTCTAAGTTCTTCTTGTCGTTTATTTAATTTCTTTCTACACCATTTCGGTAAATATTTCATTGGAATAGATTTATATCTTGAATGTTCGTGAAATGCTAATATTGCAAATATAAGATCTGGATGTTCTTTCCCATATATTTTTAATAATAACAGATGGGCAAAATAATGTTCTTTTATAGTTAATCTAACTACATCACTATTATATCCACCTAAACATTTTGGTACTATATGATGTTGTTCAGTGTGCCCATCTTTTATTTCATTTTGTGCCTTAATAATTAAATTGTTGTATATTCTTGTATAGTTCATACAACTATTTATAATTAAAAAATTACACTACTTTTTCTTTTTCTTTGCAAGTAATCCAGTTTTAATATCTGCTTTATTGAAATCTTTACCAACACTTACTGGTATTCCAACTTTCTTTGCAAATTCTGGATTATGTGCTACTGCTGCCATTAATTTGGCTTGTGATTTTGATTTTGATGGCATATCTTATTCCTTTAATGATACATTATAATTTAATTCATTTGCTGTTTCTATAAACAACATAACTAATTCATTTAAACTAATTGATGGATTTCCAGCGGTATTTGATTTAACCTTATTGAAATCTATTTTTTTAAATACATCTAACACAAATTCTTTATGACTTTTAATAAAATAATTACTATTTCTACTTAGATAGGAATAATTACTAGTCTTAATATTACCAGCATATACACCTACACGTCTTACTGAAAAATCACATTTATCATTATCAACTATTTCAAAATATTCATTTAATTGATGGATTTTATATGTTGATATCTTATTACGCATAATATCTTTTTTTACCCATATTTGTGCACAACAAGTTGCATTGAATGATTCACCATTAAATATAAAACTATTATCTGGTACTATTTCATCATATATTAAATGAAAATGTTTATTCAATCTATTTACTACACTAGGTTTTCTAAATGTTCTAGGTAATATAAATGCAATTGCATCACTAAATTGTGCTGAATAATTAAAGAATTTAACTGCTAGTGATGAATTCTTACCAAATGGTGGATTACCAATTGTAATAGTTTTTATATTAGTTGGGTAATTCCAAGTAAGATAATCTTGTTCAATAATTTCATCAAACTTTGGATCTATATCTAATCCAATTCGTTTAGATTTATCTAAATTAAACAAGAAACTTCCACTACCTGCACTTGGTTCCACTATTAACTTATAATTTGATAATCCAAGTTTTGTATCTATGATATTAATAAATTCTTTGGCATAATTAGGATTAGTAAAGAATTGATCTAATTTACGTGCAATTGACATAATTTATTCCTTTTCTTTATATTTATCTATCTCCTTTACTACCTCAATAATATCATCGTTTTCGTGTTTTCTTGCCCAATTTCCTATTGCATTTAATACGAATAAACTAATACCACCAATTATAAATGATACTGGCATTGCATAGATAGTTGGGTCAAATCCTAACTTTGTAATAATGATTTCAGTAAATGCCATACTAGTAAATATACTAGATCCACCTATTATGACACCACCAAAATATATACCTTTTTCTGCTATTCTTTTAGGAATATAAAAGCCAGCGACAGTTATGCCGCCAGCTAATCCTGATGTTGCTATTACTGCTTTCAATGAAATTCCAGTTGCCAAGTGTTGCATATATTAGTTACCTAATAGACCTCTTTTTCTCATTTCTTCTTCATTAGTTTGTAATAATTCACTACGAATTGGTAATCCTTGACCAGTAACTGCTTTACCATATATATTACTACCTTTTTCAATTGCCTTAGCACCCATACCAGCAACATTTGCAACATTACCAACTAGTTTTGGACTACTAGCCAATAATGAACCAACTGCTGGAATTAATCCAGACATAGTTCCAATTGTTGATGCACTTGGTAATGCCATTGGACCAGCTAATCCACGTGGTGTCCAAGTATTAAGATTTTGACCAGCTAATGAATATTCTAAATTAGGTGCACCACTTTCTTTAAGAATATCTGCTAATTGACCACGTCTTGCCCAACTTGTATTTGCATTATTTCTCATAACACTTTGTAATTTTTTCAAAGTTGTTGATGGGTTCTTTGCACTCATAGATAATTCACGATCGATTTCATCTATTTGTTGTAATGATGTACTATAATCTTCCATTATCTTACCATATTCTGGACTAACTGATTTTAATTTACTACTAATAGTATTTAATACTTTTCCAGCATATGCACGTTGTGGTGTATGTAATTCAGTACTATTGTAAATATCACCAACACGTTTTTTTAATGCATCTAATCCTAAAATTGTATGGAATTCAGCTGGATTTGCATTTTCCCATTCTGTTACTGCATCAGTTATTTGTTTTTTAACTGGAACAACACTTGGATTAGTTACTTTTCCTTTGTATTCACCAATTTTTAATGCTTCATCAATTCCAGGTTTTAATTCACTAAATGGTATAATATCCGATGAACCTTCTAATGATGATATTGCATTTGTATATGTTGATTGCATATCATTACGAATATTCTGTAGTGCACCTTTTGCTGTATCGACTACTGCGGTTTCTGGTATATTTCCAGCTAATGATTCTCTAAATGCTTTATTTTCAGGTGAAAGAATTCCTTTTCTACCTGCCTCATATGCGGCACCAATACTAGCACTACCAGCACCAGTTGAAACACCTAAAATTGGTTTTGCAACACCACCAGCAATATTTGTAACACCTTGTGCCATAGTTCCAACTGGTTTAGATACAGCTTCTGATACTGCTGCTGTTTTACCTAATCCAGCAACTTTTGCGGCTGGACTGACTACTGGTGATATATCCATTGCTAATCCAAATGGATCTGTCGCTAAGGTATTCAATATATTTTGATTATTTCCATATCTTTCAGCCATTTGTGTTGCAAAATTACTAAATTCTGGTGTTGTATTAGTTTTGTATACATTTTTTGAACCAGTAATTGCTGATGGTAATAATATATCTTTTAATGACTTATCTTTTAAATTTTCAGCAATAAATTGCCCAGTACCTTGTGCAATTCCACCTAATGTTTTTGCTGTTTCTACTGGATGTAATGCTGCATTAATAATACCTTCAACATTTTTCTGTGCACTAGGAATAATATTTGCTGGTATTTCTGATATTGCTTGCCCAAGCGTTCTTTCTTGCTGTATTGGTTTTAATGATGCAAATTGTTCTGGAGTTATTTCCGTTGAATTTTCTATCACTGTACTTGGTTTTAATGATGCAAATTGTTCTGGAGTTATTTCATTACTACTAGAAATATTAGTATCAGCATTATAAGATTTCCCATCATTATATGGTATTTCATTAGCACTTGCTGGTTGTATTACAGCATTTAATACTTTTTCACCAACAGATGGACTAGATTGATTTGCATAATATTCAGAATTAAATTTTTTCATATAATTCTGTGTTTCAGTTGGTAATAATCTTGTATCTTTAATCTTATATGCTTTTCTATTTGGACCACTATTATACATACCAGCGGCAATAACTGGATTACCTTCTGCTGGACCATTTAATAATGTTGAGTAGTATTTTGCACCACCAGAAATTTGTTGATATGGATCATTAATATCAGTTACACCCATTTCTTTGGCTGTACCTGGCATTAATTGTGTTAATCCACGTGCTCCTGTTTTACTTATTGCATCAGTATATCCAGCGGATTCTTGCTTAATAATTTGATGTAATGACCCAGATGGTAATCCATATTTTTGCTCTTGTTGTGATGCATAATCTTGTAATTCTGGTGTCCATTTTTCATTAAATTTTGCCATAATTTATCCTTATTGCGCAAGTCTATAATTACCATTTGGTAATTTAATATATTTTTTACCATCACCACCAATAACAATTTCTGGTTTAGGTGTTTCATCAGTTGGTTTAGTATTATAAAAGTTTTGATTAGAACTTTGTTTAGCTTCTGGTTTATATGTTCCAGATAATACTTGTCCATAATGTTTATCTTTTTCAGATATTTTTTTATCAACTAATAATGCATCTTGTTGCAATCTTTCTAATTGTTTAAGTTGAACTGATTCTGGCGCATTTACATCAAATATTGCACCAGTTTGTAAATCAATATCTTTATCAGAATTAAGTTGTCCAGCACTAACAACACCAGCTGATTTCATTTGTCCAATTTTAGTTGCTACTAAATTTCTTGCTGTTGCATATAAATTACTTGTGGATTCAGCACCTAATTCTGTTCTTGCTTTTTGAATTGCTGGAATATTAGATCCTATAAAGCCTTTATGTGCTTCACCTATTTGTGTTTTTAAATCAGATAAAAGATTTTTACTTGCATCTGCTTGACCTTGTCTTTCAGCAATATTTTCTGGTGTAAAATAATCTTGTGCTGCAACATAATCTTTTGCTTGTGATTCAGTTTTAATCTTAGCAACACCTTGTTCAAGTTCTGATTGTTGTTTAGGTGTCATTCTACTAATACTAGTATCTCCAAGATTTGGAATATTACTTTGCTGTTCAGTTGTTCCAGTTTGAATGCCTTGACTTTGTTGTCCTGGTAATGTCACTTTATTACCATATTGATCTACAAAACTTTGTAATTCTGGAACATATGTTACTTTTGGACCATTTACTAAATCTGATGAATATGGTGTAAATTGCCCAGTACTAACTTCATATTGTCCAGGAATTTCTTTACCACCAATATTCTGTGTGGTTGAAATAAATTGCTTAGATGGTTGTTTTGACATTGCGGTTGTAACTAAATGTTGTCCAATTCCTTGTAAATCAGCCTCACCACTTGAAATCAAATCAATACCAGTTTTGTACATATCATCTGGTGATAATTTTGCTAAATCTTTATTACCTAAAATATCTGCAACAGTTTTTTTATGTTGTTGTTTTTCAATATCTTGTAACATACCTTGACCAGCACGTGAAAGACCACCACTTAAACTTTCTTGTAAATTTCTTCCACCTTGCATTCCAATACCTAAATTAAGTAAATATTTTTGTATATCAGCACTAGATGTATCATTTTGTTTTTGATTTTCAGACATAATAGCACTTGGTGTATTTGTATCTTGTCCGCTCATTTATTTTCCTCCAATATTACCAGAATTACTACTAGTTGCTGGTAAAAAACTGCTATTTGATAATAATTTTTGTATTGCTATAATACTTTGTGGATCATAACCAAATTGATTAGATTGCTGCATAGGTGGTGCAATAATTGGTTGATTCATTGTTGTTGGTGCATTATTCATTAATCCCCAACTACCAACATTACTTGGTGTAACTATATTTGATTGTTGATTAATAATTGCACGTTGTGCTGGACTTAATGCTGCAATAATCTCATCAGGTGTCATCTTTTTATTATTTTTTTCAATATCAGCTTTTAATGTATCTAAGAACTGTTTTTGCTCAATATATTGTTTATCTTTATATGGATTATATGCTGGTTGTGAACTACCACCACCTCCACCACCGTGTAATTTAATTCTACCTAATGGATCTTTCTTAAATGCATCTTCTGGTAATATTGTATCTATATTATATCTCATTTTTAATATTCCTTAATTATTTATTTAGTGAAATTGACTACCAATACCACCGCCAAGACTTCCACCTAATTGTGCTCCCATCATTGCACCTTGTGGGCCACCAGCAAATGCTCCGCCAACACCACCTAAAACCATACCAGCTAATTGGCCTACACCTTGTCCACTACCTGGTGTGGTTGTTGTTGAACTAGTAACACCCCACGATGGATCTGGATTAATTAAATTTCTAAATCTAGCAAGATTTGAATATGGTGCATTTTGTTGATAATTCCATCTATTTGTTGCATCAGTAAGTTGTGCTTGATTAGCTTGTTGTTGAATAGTTCCAGCACGATTTAATTCACCTAACATTGCAATTGGCATATTTAATGTTTGTTCAGCATTACTTAATCCTAATCCAGTTGCACTTGTACCATATCTATTTGCTGCATCTAATAATCCAGATGATATACCAGATTTTAATTGATTAATTTGATTAGTTGTTCCAGCTGCTATACTACGCATTTTATTTTGGGCATCATATGCATCAGCTAAATTTCTAGATAAAATATTTGCTTGCGAACCAGCTGCAATTTTATTAGCTAATCCACTTGCAATTGGATTTTGTAATAATGATTTAATTTGTGGAATATTTTGATTTACAGATAACTGTCCTTTACCCAATGCTGTTTGCAATGCTTGATCAGTTGTATCTTGATACATCATTCTATTTAATCCACTACTAGCATCCATTGGTATATCTGTTAATGATCTTGCTAATTGATTTTGTGCTACATTAGTTGAACCTGAATATGGATTTTGTTGCTGATCTAATAATCCACGCACTACTCCTTGTGCACCAGCCATTTTAGATTGTAATTCTGGATTATTGATATATTCACCAATTCTATTTAATACACCTTCTTGAATATTATTTAATCCAGCCGTTTGACTCCAAGGTGTATATTGTGCTGGTCCTTGTGAATATAATTTAGCTGCTTCTTGATACCCTGATGATATATATGGTGCTAATGCACCCCAAGGGGCAACTTGTTTTGTTGATGTCTGTTTTTGATCACCTAATCCTAATACTCCACTCATAATTTAATTCCTTATTTATAACCACTTAATGGTTGTATATTTGTTGGTCCAGATGATTGTGGTCCAAGACCTTGTAATTGAACTCCAGATGCAATACCATTATCAGAAACTGGATTAATTGTTCCAGCTGGTGTTGGATTATTTGCATTTGCATTTTGATATGCACCATATGCCATTGAACCTGCTTGTAATAATCCACCAGCAAGTTGACCAATCATATTTGATGGTGGTGCATATGATGATGATGCACTGGTTGTTCCTAAATTTGCATTTGCATCAATTAAGTTTTTAAATTTAGCTAGTGTATCCCAACCTTGATTTTGATTAAAATTCCATCTATTTGTTGCATCTGCTAATTCAGTTTGTGATTGTGCTTGTTGTGCTTGACCAACTTGCATTTGTTGATTTAACATATCTAATGGCATTGATAATGCATTTTTATAATTTGCTAATCCTTGTTGTAAATTATTTAAATATGTATTAGCACTTTGGTTCATTAAATTAGCACCAGTTTGTGCTGATTGTCCTTGTTGTTGTGCAATTTGTTGTAATGCATTTAATCTATTTTGTTCAGATGTATTATATGCACCCATATTAATTTGATTAGCTGCTTCTTGCATTTGTGATTGTAAATTACCAGCGGCTGCGCCTTCTGCTAATGCATTTCTTGAACTACCATATGTATTTGAACCAATTGCTGCTCTACGTAATCCTGGTAAAGTTTCAGCCATAAATTTATTAGATAATTGGCCTAATGCACTTTGCACTTGTGATTCTGCATATGGATTGGTTGTATCACCATATGCTAATTGATTTAATACACCAGTATTACTTAATTGATTTCCACCAAGATATTGATTAACACCAGATTGTGCATATCCAGTTAATGGTTGTGAATAATTTTGTCCACCCATTATTTGATTTTCTACTGCACCTTGTGTATTACCAATTAAGTCTCTTGCTGCATTTGAATTAGTATAATCTAATATATTTTGTTGTGCTTGTTGCTGATATGGTGTAAATCCAGATACTTGACTCCAAGGGGTATATTGTGATGGACCTTGACTATAAATCTTTGCTGCATCCTGTAATCCCTGTAGTATATAGGGCATTGCTGGTGCATATGGAAATGCTTGACTTACAGTTGTCGATGATGGTTGACTACCTCCTGACATTATTTTTTCTCCTTTTTACCAAAAATTCTATCCCAATTATCATTATATTTTTGTGGGTCTGTTGGGCGTTGTTTTGAACCTTTACCTGCTGACATAAATTTTCCTTATAATATATTTATTGTTGAATTTGTAATTCAAAATTTTTGAATGTGTCATAAATAATTTTAGATGTACTAGCATTATTTATTGTATCTTTTGCTATATTAGCAATTTCTCGTTTTGAATTAATCCAATTCCAGGTATTATTAATTAAAATTATATCACCTGATGCTAATATATTACGTTGTGTATAATCTGGGTATATTGCTAATATAATTTCACCTGTTCTTATATTTACCTTATTAATATAACGTTCTTGTAGTAATTTTAAATCATTTTCAAAATTAATTGGCATATATTGTTACTCCATAATTAAGATATGGAAACTTAATTATTTCAATTCTAATTGTTCCTGGGATATTTGTGGTAAATGTATCACTACAATCAATATTACATTCTAATATTTCATTCGTGGTATCATTGTATGCAATAAATTTAGCATTAGATGGTGCATTAGAAATAATAATTTCATCAGTACCATCTGCTAATAATATTGTTTTATTAATTACTGTATTTTGGATTGGTCTTGCCACTACTTCATTATTTACTATATAAGAATCTTTAATTTGTTGTATACCAAGATCACCTTCAATATATGTTCTACCAACTAAATTTTGTGAATCAATATCAATTGGATTAATTCTAAGTGTTGATACTATTTTACCAGTATCAGTTTCATAAATTATATAACTTTTCATTTTTATCTCTTTAATACAGTTATCATTATTGTAAAATGGTCAATAACATTAACACCACTTGTTGCTACAAAGTATTTTAATCCAACAGTATATTGGGCACCTTGTGTTAATTGTGATGTTGTTCCATAATTAATCCATTTATCTGTAAACGTTGTATCAGTGGTGGCACCTAATGTATTTGTTCCACCTGACCCTGGTAAAGTTGGGGCAACTGTACCATTTGCTGCATTCATCCATAAACTATATATTGCTTCACGTAAATATGCACCAGATGAAACTCTTTGTATATATGTTCCTATTTGTGTTCGTGAATTTGCTGTGGTACTTTTATCATATACTGATCCAACAATTTCAATCATTACATCAATAGTTGTTGAACCATCACCTACTGTTGGAACAGTAAATGTAACTGAATCGATTAATGTCCAAGCATTTAATGTTGTAACAGTTAATTGTGGACTTACTTGATGATATACTAATGTTGTTACTTCATTGGCACCAACTTTTACAGCTGTTACCGCATTAGTTGTTAAATTACCATTAGCGACTACTGAACCATTTAATGTTATTGATGTTCCATTAAATGATACATTTGTTGTTGAATTTCCTACTGCAAATGTACCACCTGAATTAAATACTGCACCAGAACCTGTCATTGTGGTACCACTTACTGCTGGTGTTGTACCAACTGATAATGTTCCACTAAATGAACCAGTACTACCAGTAATATCACCTTTAACAGCTAGTGTGGAACCATCCCAATAAATTCCTTTTGACATATCTGCTGTGCCAAATTTAAATCCATATTGATTTGATGTTCCACCAGCACCATATCCTAATATAAAGCCAGCATTAGTTGTATCTGTAAATGATGTTTTACCACCTGAAATAGTACCACCAGATGACATTGTAATACCACCACCAGTAATAGTGGTTCCAGCAATTAATCCAGTTTGTGCTTGATTTTGTGGTGTTAAATTTGATACATTACCTAATCCAACTGATGTTGCTGTTACATTTGCATTATAAAAACTAGATGTTGGATAGGCGGTTCCACCAACAATTAAAGATCCACCAAATGAACCTGTACTACCAGTAATATCACCTTTAACAGATAAAGTTGAACCATTCCAAGATAATCCAGTTGTAATAGTTCCAGCTGTTCCAGCACCAACACTAAAACGTGGTGTTCCACCATTAAAATCTAACCAGTATCCAGTTCCAGTTGCATATCCAGTCATACCACTTGATAATGATCCACTAGTTCCAATAGTTACTGCACCAAATGAACCAGTTGCTGCTACTAATTGTCCAGTAAAAGTTCCATTTACAGATGATAATGTACCTGTAAAAGTTCCATTAACTGATGAAAGTGTTCCAGCAAATGTTCCAGATGCTGCTGATAATGAACCAGCAAAAGATGCATTACCAGATGTATCTATGGCAAATGTTGCTGTTCCACTACTATTGTATCCAGCAATACCAGCACTAGTTAATGCAACTCCACTACCAGATGTTCTAGCACCAGAACTATTAATAACTAATGTTCCAGCAATTACTGCTCCACTACCAGATAATACACTATTAGCGGTTTTACTAAGTTTATCACTTAATCCAGTAATGGCTGTATTTGCATTTGTTAATGCGGTATTAGCATTAGATAATGCGGTTGATGCATTTGAATTTGCTGTATCACTAATAGTTTTAATTGCTGTACTAACTGCATTTAATAATAATTGTTTTTCTTTATAATAAGTTGCAAAATATGTTCTAAATGTTGTACCAACAATTGTAATACTAGATGTATTTGAACACCAAGTTGCACCATCAGTTGGCGTGGCATCAATACTAATTGGTGATGCTGTTAAATAATTTGCTAGATTAGTATATGCGGTTGTATAATTAGTTGTACTTACACTTGCATTAGAACCTTGGGTTGTTATACCTGGTTTTTCATCATAAATTGATTTCCAACTAAGAAATACATCAGCTTTTTCTGATTGTGATATAATATTATCACTTGCAATATCAGTTAATCTATTCAAATAATTTGAACTTATTGAATTAAGTAATACTTGCCGTGCATTAAAATAATCAGCAAATTTAGTTCTGAATACAGTTCCAGTAATAGAAATAGAATTTGGGTCAGCACACCAAGTTGCACCATCAGTTGGTAATGCATCCATATTAATTGGTGATGATGTCAAATATGTTGCTAATGCTGAATATGCTGATGTATATGCTGTTGTACTTACCCCAGCATTAGTTCCTTGTGTTGTAATACCAGTATGTTCATCATAAATTGATTTCCATTCAATGAATATACTATTTTTTTCATTTTGTGCAATAGTATTATCACTTGCAACTGCACTTATCATTGCTAATGCATTTGCTGCATCAATAGCTGCATCTTGTGCTGTATAAAATGCAAGATTTGAATTAGTTAATGATTCATCTGCTGCAATTTTTGCGGCACCTGGAAATGAATTAACTAGTAATACTTTCTGTAAATTATAATCAACAAAAATATTTCTAAAATCTTTACCATTTATATTTAATGGTTCTGCATTTGCACAAAATTCTGTTCCAATTGTTGGAACTTCTGGAATATAAATTGGATCACTAGTTAAATATTTTTTTAACTTTGCATATGCACTCATATAACTACTTGTATCAACAGTTGAATATGTTGATGCATCATTTAATAATGATGAATATTCAGTATAAATAGTTTTCCAATCTTGAAATAATTTACTTTTTTCACTCTGACTAATAACATTATCATTTGAAATATCAGTATTAAAATTTACTACATAACTTTGTAAATCATTAATAGATGTATCAATTTGGGAATTAGTAACTTCAATTGCTGTTATTTCATCTGATAATTGATTTAATTCAGTGGAAATTCCAGATACTTCAATTTCTAAATTTGATACTTTGTGTTCTAGTTCTGTAGTATCATTAGATGAACTACTAGACAATGATGTTGTATTATTTAAATTTTCATTAATATCACTTATTACAGTTCCTAATATTTGCAATTCATTATTCAAATATGTTGGAATTGAATCCATATTTTGTGGAATTGGTAAATTTTGATAATATATCTGATTTGCCATTACCAATTACCTCCATTTACGTAATCAACATCTATATTTTCAATTGTCCAGTTAATATCACCAGTACTTTCAATTCTAATACTAATAAATTTTCCACTTGCAAATAGATCAATTTTATAATCATTAATTATATCAAATGGCATTGCATTAGTCCAAGTAATTGATTCATTACGTTTCATTTGTGTTCCAATATAAAAATTAACAATATTACTACTACCATTTATTTTTGTCATTTTTGGATACAAACCTTTAATTACTTTTATAGTTTGATCATTATCTAATTGCATATTAGTTCTTTCTAATGTTGCTGTCATATTTACACCAACATCAGTTGATGCTGTTGTTTCTAATAATAATAATTTATTATTTGTTGGATCTGAACCTACTAAGAAATATTGATTTAATTGATATTGACTTATATTAAATGCATAATTACTAGAATTAAATGGTGTTGTACTTGCATTAAATGATAATGCTGTACTAATATCTAATGGAACTTGTGAAATAAATGGAATATTATTTAATGTTCTAGTTGACCATACATTTGTTGAATAATTATAAATGAATGCAATATTTGCAACAGTTGATGACCCAGTTGGAATACATATCCATATTTCAGAATATTTATAATATGGTGTAACATAACACGCGGATAATGCTTGTTTATTAATCACATTAAATAGATATTTTCTTAATTTACCTTCAATTATTGATTTATATCCATTACCATCAGTTAGTATAACATCATCGACTGTTACTACTAAATGTTGTCCTAATGCATCACATATACAATCTTTTGTTAATGCACCAACATTATTGAATACTTGTTTAACTGCAAATATATTATTACCACCAATATACATCATTAAATATGTTGAACGTTGTTTATAAATGATAAGATTATCACCTAATACTTTCATATCAATAATTGCACCTGGACTATCACTTAGATCAATATAACCAGCATCATTTGTAATATCAGTGTCATCCCAAGTTGTTGGTAATGCACCTGGTAATGCACTACCACTCCATCTAACTCTTGTATTATAGATAGATGAATTTTCTGTAATATTTCCAGCAATTAAATATGCTTTAAATGATCGTATAACAGCACAAGATGCTGATGATGACCAACCTTCTAAATCTACTAATTTTATACTTGGCTCAATTTGGTTCCAACTTTGTGGTCTATTAACACCATTGTTAAATATAGGATACGAATTGATAACAGTATGCTGCCAATTATTATTAGTATTAATATAATCACCAGAAATATTAGTAATTTCATTCCAAGTTCCACTATAATAAGCATATATTTTTGATTTCCCACAACTAATTATAACGCTTTTTTCACCATCATCGACTACTGTTGAATAATATGGTGAAATTGGCGTTGTTATTACATTTTCTGAACCAGTTATTTTTACTACTGAATTATCAGTAAATCTTACATTATTTGCTATTGTCCATACTACTGGATTTGATGGCAATAATTCTGGATTTGTATCTTTAACTAATCCACCTATTAAATTACTAAATGATACTGTTGCCATAATTTATACCATTACTACTTGATAGAATACAGGGGTGGCTGTACCTGTTGTATTAATAATTGAAAACTTACCTAAATCTGTAGTTGTTCCAATTAACATTTTGATTGCATAATAATCTTGTGTATTACCAGTAAGTGATTGTATAGTATTCATTAGACTTACAATAGTTTTACCTGCAAATGTTGAACTAATATCAGTTAATGTAACTTTTAAAGTTGTATTTGCATTTAATGTTACATTAGACCAAAGTATAGTATGTCCAGCTGGTGTTGTGTACCAATTATATCCAGTTGGTGTTGTACTTACACTTGAATTTCTATTACAGAAATTAGTTGTTGCAAGTTTATATGAACTATCATTGATTGCTTGTTGAACTGCCGACATTGAGGATGCCAATGTTCCAACATTAATACTTTCAGCTGGTACACCACCACTTGGTGTTAATACACCTGCATCGGTAAGAGATAAAATAGATGTTGTATTACCACTATTTCTAATTTCAAGTGTTCCAGTTGGTGACATTCTAATAAATTTACTAGTATTAGTTGCTGTTACACTATCATTACGTAATTCAAAAAATTGACCATATCCAGTACTTGGCATATCTGCACTACTAATATTTACTTTTGAAATTGGTGATGCAAATGTTCCCATATTCAATGTTTGGATTCTTGATATTTTTAGAGTTGGTGTTGCACTACTAGCTGTATATATATTAATATCACCAGTGGTTGTTTTACCTAATGAAATAGCATTTCCACTTGTGCTAGAACTAATTCCCATAGTGGATGTATTACCATATACTGAACCTTGATTGGTTTGATCACCTAAAATTACTCCACATTCAGTGGTTCCAGATTGTAATCTTAATCCTGCTCCAACAATATCCATAGCATATGCTGGTGTCATTGTGTTAATACCAATTAATCCAGATGATAATACAGATACAATATCAGTACTACCAGCACCTAATCGTAAATTTCCAGTTCCTTGAACTGATGTATATGTTAATGATGATGGTTGTAATGCAACAATATCAGTAATTGATTTTTTAATAGTACTATTTTTAACTACAAATGCGGTTCCATTATAGATAACATCATAAACACTATTTGAATATACTACTGCTGGATTTCCATCTGCTAATACTAATGATTTTTGGCCAAGTGCTGATACATTAATAGTAACTGATGCTGACGTTGAATTATTCGAACATTTAAATATAAATCCACGACCTTCTGTATAACTTGTCCAAGCAATAGTTGGCGTAATAATTATATTATTTGCTGTTCCAGTATCTAAAAGATAATCAGAATTATTTAATGTATTTTGGGTTAAGGTAACTGGACCAGTAACATTAGGAAATGTATTTTTTAATGTACTTTTAATTAAACGCAAATGGTCATCAGCGGTTGATACTAAATCAGTTCCATCTGGGTTTAATGCATTAAGTTGATTGATATAAGTGGCTGATTCTAATGCCATAATTGTCTCCTTGTTATATTACGTAATCTGATTTGGCATATAATGGACTGCCACTAAATTTTTGATTACTATATTTTGATATTACATCTATAATTGCACTATCAAATTTAGTTTGATAGAATTGAACTTGATCTGGATCATTTGTATAAATTGATGCTTCAATCAAACTACCATAAAGATACAAATATGGGAAATTAGTTAGAACCCAATTAGATGTATTAATATCACTTAATGATGTTAATTTAGCAATATATGTAATAGTTATTGAATAATTACTATCTGGTATTTTTGATAATAAAATATTATTACCAACAATAGTAAAAAATTCTGGCACACCACTTGTATTAGTTGAATTATATTGTGATAAAACATTATCTGGCACAAATTCTAAAATACTTGTTGGATTAGATTGCACTACAATGTTTTGCATTTCATTATAATCATTTGGCAATGTTAATGTATTTACACCTGCGGTTAATGTTTGCGTAATAGTTGTTTCTAAGGGTAATCCTTTAATACTATTTGCAATTTTTGATTCTGTTAATTGAATAAATGTTGGAATATTAGTTGTTAAATCAGATCTATGTATCCAATTTGCAATTTCAGTTTTAAGTGTTGAATAATCAGTAATCATTATATTCTCCCAGCAACTGTTTTAAATCCAATATTTTCATTTAACCATTTTTTTAAACGTGGCATATCATCATTATTGAATACATCGATATTGTGTTCACTTTTAAGTTTGTATACAGTAAGCATATCTAATTCAGCAATTTTACGCATATCACCTTCTTTGGTGAATCCATTATTTGAATAGTTTCTTTCGTATTTGTTTCTTTCCATTAAATCAGATAAATCAACTGCCATTCTATCACGAAAGCTGTCAGTTGCTGCATCATAATATGTTTTAGTTACGATGCCATCTTCATTAATACTTGTTCCCATATGTTTCATATTTTTTTCCTTATTAAAATATATTTATAATTTTGCACTACTAGCTATTTATACTAATAGTGCAACATTATTAAATTTCAATTGGAACAATATTGATAGTTGCTGCTGCACTACCTTGAATGTATGCAATATGAGTACATCCAATTGTATTTAATATTAATTCTTCTGTATTTGTTGTACATATACTACTAGATGTTGCAACTGTTGAACTAATTCCTGGACGAACAAATGCATAAGTTGCTGCAACTGGGCAAATTATTCTAACTGCACGTGCGGTAACACCAGCGGCATTAGTTGGGATAGCAACAACGGCACTAGTTGCACCTGATGTTACTGTTGAACCATCTTGTATAATTGTAATTGAATCGATTTCGAATGACATAATTTTCTTATCCTATATAAAGAAAAAGAGGACGTTATGCCCTCCTTTCCATTGTTTTTAACTTAATTAATAATTATATAATTATTGTGTTAAGTCACGAATAGAACCGTGTGCATTGTTTGCATCAACTTTCAATGCAACTTCTGTTACGATTTGTTTTGCTTGGTAATCACCAGTTACAGCCAAGTCATTAACAGTGAAATTACGCAAGAATGCACTAGCCAATTTACCTGATTCTAATACATAAACTGTACCAGCATTAGCTGTATAAGTTGTTGTACCAGATGTCAAATCTTGGAAACGGTTAGCAACAACTTTCAATGTACCGAAATCACTTTCATATACAGAAATAGTTGAAACCAAAGTTTTGTTAGAAACATCTTGGAAACGTGTATTAGATGAACTGAAACTAGAAATTGCTTGACGTTGAATTGGGTTAGCCATAATTACGTCTGGGTCACCACCAGCTGAATAAACTTGTTGAATAACTGATTTCAACATACCTTCGGTCAACGCACGGTTTGTTCCAGGTGTTCTAGCTGCGTTAGCTGAATAAGCTGGCATATTACCACCTGAACCTACTGAATAATTGACATCAATCCATCCAGCAAGACCACGTGTATTACGTGCTGTAGTCGTATTACCAGCATTTTGTGTTGCTTGATTTAAGAATGCCCATTCCATATCACGTTTCAATTCTTTGGTTTTTTTAGTGATTTGATATGCTAATTCATCTTTACCACGACCAGCTTTAACAGTGTTTTGAACAGTACCAGAAACAGTTGCTGTTTTACTGAAAATTTGTGTATATGCACCTGCACGTGTGGTTGCACCAAATACTGCTGTTGGGGCTACATCGCCTTCTAATTGTGCATTAGTTGCTGGTGCTGCTAATGCGTCCATTTGCCATTCAGTATATGTATTTTGTGCTGTATCTTTACGCAACATATTTGTCAATGGGCAATCCACTGGTGAAATGTTTGCGATTAAGTCTGAAAGGTTTTCACGTTGACCAATAACGTTATATGTATGATCTGCTGCTTGTAATGCCATTTTAAGTTTCCTTATAAAATAATTTTTCTACATACCCTTATGTAAAAATAATTGAAATTGTTAAATTAAATAAAGAGCATTAAGATAACAAAATCAAAATCATATTATAGGGTTCCTATCGGATTATCCAATGATGTAATTTTGTCAATCATTTCTAAATCTTGCTCTATTAACTTAGAAATGTTTTTATAATTCTTGTATAAGTGCAAGATTATCCTACTGGGTTCTTACACTTATACTTAATTATGATATAGTTATTTATAAAAATTTAGACATAAAATCTGCTATGTCTCTATCATTATTTGTGCTAACAACTTGACGCATTTTAGTTTTAAATTCATCTTGTTGTGATGGCACTGGATTATTCCCTGGTTTTAAACTAGATCCAGGAACTGCTTTTACTTTTTTACTAGCAATATCTTGTTGATTCATTAAATTATCATATAACATTGCCTTATGTAATATTTTAACTTGTCTTGGGTCAATTAACCCTTCTAATTCGTTACTTTGGAACCCACTTTTATTTGCAAAATTGCGAATATCTTCAATAACACTACCTGTTGCCCATCCTTCAATATCACGTGATAAAACTTGATGTGCTTCTTGTAATTGTAAATCATATTCAGCTTGACGCTGTTTATTCCAATTATCTTGATATTGTTCATATTGAACTTTCATTTGTTGCTGGGCTTGATAGTTTTGATTAATAATACCTTCAAGTTTAGCTTTTTCTGATACATAATGGGCTGGATCAGTTTCAGCTAGTGCAATAAATTCTGGTGAATATAATTTTGATTGTGCTTCTGTAATATTTTGTGTTGCAACTTGTGCTAACATTGGAATACTATTCAAATATTGATTATATTCTTGTTCTTTACTACTTAATTCACTTCTTTGTGATGCTAATTCCTGTGTTTTTTGTGTATAATCAGCTTGACGTTGATATCCATTACGTAATTCATCTAATGTTACTTCTTGTTCAATACCATTGATTTTAACTTTTACTTTATAATCAGATGGTACATTTAATGCTGGATCATATTCAACTTCTTCTGATGCCACTACTTCTTCTTGTGGTTCTTCATCAATTTCTTCTTCTTGATTATTTATAGAATAATCATCATTAATTAAGCCACTAATAGCATCGGTAATGCTATCTTCATTGTATTCGTTTTCAAAGTTTTCTTCTTGCATTGTGAGTCCTTTTGGTTATTCACTTATTATATTAAGTTATTTATATTATTTATTTCTAAAACATCTTAGGTTATCTACATAACCAACTTGTATTACAGTTTGTAAATCTAATGCTGATAAAAATACTGTATCAAAATCTCCAGTAGAATTTTCTACTAAAACTTGTTCATCACTTGATACAAATTCTTCACTACTTACCTCATCAATAATTTCATCACTTACTTCACTTTTTACTCTTGCCATTATTCGGCCTCCTTTAATTCATCTGTCGCTTGTTTAGCTAAAATAATTGGTTCATTTAATTCAATTAATAATTGATTTAATGCGTGTTGCTTATACCACAAATCTTCAATTTCATTTTTATTAGCTTGTTGAAATGTTTTAAAATTTCTTTGTAACATTTTTTCAATTCTATTAGTAAAACGTGCATCAGTTAAAATTGATTCAAAAAATGCACCATCTTCTATAATTTCACGTAATTGATTTTCTCTAAGTGTTGCCATATAATATCCTCTATTATATAGTTATTTATACTTTAAAAAATATAACCACTTATCAATAACATTTCGATTGCAATATTATCATCTTGCATTCGTTTCTTACGTTTAATATTTATTTCTTTTAATTTATTCAACAAATAATTATAATAACTTTCATTATCATATTGACTAATAAATGGAATTTCTAATTTATTTATCTTATCTATTGGACGACCATATAATTTAACTAATTCATTTAATGATACTTCTTGTTTAGTTTCAACTATGGTATTATCAATTATTTCAACCTTTTCTTTATATTTTTTACGTTGTAACAAATAATGTTGATATTCACTTTCAGTTAAACTATATGTTTTTCCAAATATTTCATATAATTTATATTTTTTCTTTTTTCTAGCAAATGAACCACCACCAAGTACTTCTACCAATGGTGGTATCACAATATTTGTTACATCTTGGGTTGCAAATGGATAATCCGAAAATGCAAATGTTCCAAACATCTTTATCTCCCAAGTTGTGGTATTTCAGGTGGATTATAGTTTAAAAATGTATATGCTTCTTCATTAGTATCAAACCAATACCATCCATCTACTGGATATTCTAATTTATCTTTATCTTGTTCTACAAGAACATAATATGGACCTTCGACCCAATTACCACTTAATAATATTTCATTATTTTCTAATTTATAAAATGCCATAATTTTATCCTGATACAGTCCAACCTTTTAATATTCCTATACTAGTATTTAATACTCTAAACACTAATGATGATGCACTTGCGGTTGATGTCATTGGTCTTGACATTGTAACACTAGTATTTGGAACTATTGCTGTAACAAGTGAATTATATCTCATTGTTCCAGTTCCATTTGTTGTTAATGCAACTACTGAACCTCCACTTGATGTTGATACTTGGAATGTATTAGTGGTTGAATTAATTACATAGTATGGTGTTCCAACAGTAATACCAGTTGTTGTTACAATAGTTGCAAATGAAACTATATCTCCATTAGATAATCCGTGACTATTTAATGTTACAGTATCGCTAGTATCTTGAAAGGTTACTGCAATTGCGGTTGTTAAGGGGGTGCCAGTTCCAGTAACTTGCATCCCAACAGTAATACCAGTTGTACTTGCCATTGTAATTGTTGTTGACCCAAGTGTTGTATTACTAGATAATGTTGCACTAGCACCACTTACAATAGTATTAGCAAAACTAAATGTTTGTGCCGTTGATACTGGTAATAAATTATTAAGCATTTTTTCAATTTCAGTAACAGTAAAAATACCATTAATAACTGTTGTATATTTTACATTATATATATCAATAGTTGTCGTTGATCCTGCTTGATTAAAACTAGATAATGCAACTGTATTAGATATTAAATTTAATGCTGGAATAGATGTTAATGCTCCATATGTATTAGCTGTACCATAAAACATATTAGCTACTGTTGTTGTTTTACTTGCATCAATTGCTGGAATTGATTGTAATAATGTACAATTTGAAAACATACTACTCATATTTGTAACATTTGATGTATTTAATAATGGAATAGTTCTTAATGATGAACAAGACGAAAACATAGCTGCCATAGTTGTAACATTTGATGTATTTAATAATGGAATAGTTAATAATTTAGAACATTGTTGAAACATAGATGCCATATCTGTTACTTTTGATGTATTAAATAATGGAATTAAATGTAAATATGATTGTTGAAACATACTAGTCATAGTTGTAACATTTGATGTATTTAATAATGGAATAGTTCTTAATGATGAACATCCTTGAAACATACTACTCATATTTGTAACAGTTGATGTATTTAATAATGGAATAGTTTGTAATAATGTGCATCCATAAAACATATTACTCATATTAGTTACTTTACTTGTATTAAATAATGGAATAGTTTTTAATGATGTACATTGATAAAACATACCAGTCATATTTGTAATATTCGATGTATCTGGTAATCTTATATATTTTAAACTTCCGCACCCTCGAAAGAAATTATCTAATGTTGTTAATTTAGGAATTGGTCCAATATATATATATTCTAATGTATTAGCGCCAAGCAATGGCCAAAATATTGATGAACAATTATTTAAATGTTTTATATAAAGTGATTTACAATATCCTGAAACTATTGCCCCTGATGATATACTAGAAATACTATTATCTAAAATTGTAATTTGTTCCAAGTAATATAAAGATATAGCTACTGTGGAATTACCAACTGTAAATGATGTTAATGATGGAATATTTAATACAATATCCATCCATCCAACACCTAGTGAAACATATGATACTGAAACTGCTGAATGTCTTACGTGTAAATTAATAGATGTTAAAGTTTGACCTGATTGTGGTGTAATAGTAATAAATGCTTGTTTAAATGTTCCAGATTCATCTGATACTAATGTGGTATTAGATGTATCATATGTGGTATAATCATATTGATGTTGTGCGGTAACACCAGTTGCAATATTATCAACAGTTCCGTCACCCCAATCCACTGTATATGCACCAGAACAAGTTAATGCAACATAATTTCCGGCTTTATTTATTCTAAATAATCCAATTAATTTATTATCATTACTAATATTTGGCATAGGTAACCAATTTGCTGGGCGTTTCCATACCATTTGTTCAGTATTATTACTTGATAATGTTTTATTATTAATATTTCTTGTTGATGCATATCCAACACTCATTATGCAATCTCCGAACCATATAAATTAAATGATATTGAACTATTTGATGCATATACTGAAATTATATCAGTTGTTGCTAGTGTTATTCCAATAGTAAAAAATAAACTATCATTAGTATTTACAAAATTTTCAAAAATTATATAGTGTTTTGGATCTAATGTTGCACCACCTGGTCTAACTGCAACTCTAAATGTTCCACTTAATCCTTGACTACATACTACTAATGTTGAAATAACTGATGATGTACTAGATGGAACTGTATATAATGTATCTATTGTTACCATTGTCCCAGAACCATTAGTTGTTAATGCAACTGCTGAACCCCCAAGTGTTAATGATAATTGAAATGTATTTGTTGCTGAACTTATTACATAATAAGTGGTATTTACAGAAATACCAGTGGTTGTTGTAATTACTGTAAATGAAACTGGTGTTCCATTTGCTAATCCGTGACTATTTAATGTTACAGTATCACCAGTATCTTGAAATGTTACTGAATAGGTTGTTGGGGTATCTTGCCCTAAAACTTTGTATGTTGTTGCCATTTATATTATGCTCCCATTAAAAGAAATGTTTGTTCTAATCCTACTGTGGCTGTTCCGCCACCACCAGTTGCTGTGACAACTCCACTTCCATCTATACTTAATCCACTACCAATTTTAATACCACCTAGAACTGATGCACTAGCAATTGGTAATGAATATCCACCTGAACTACTAATAACACCACTGCCATTAATTGTAATAGTGGTACCATCTACTTTAACTCCACCTAGAACTGATGTTGTTGCTGTTGGTAATGTATAGGAATATGTTGCTGAAATAATACCAGAACCATCTATACTTAATCCACTACCAACTTTAACCCCACCTAAAACTGAACCAGATGCTGTTGGTAATGTATATTGCGTTATAGTATTATTTAGCACTCCTGAACCATCGATGCTCAATCCTGTGCCAACCTTGATTCCACCTAGGACTGATGCACTAGCGGTTGGTAATGAATATGTATAAGTGGTTGATACGATTCCAGCACCATCTATACTTAATCCACTACCAATTTTAATTCCACCTAAAACTGATCCAGTTGCTGTTGGTAATGTATATGTATAACCATTGCTAATTACACCACTTCCATTAATTGTAATAGTGGTACCATCAACTTTAATACCACCTAATACAGTTGTTGTTGCTGTTGGTAATGTATATTGGGTAATTGTATTATTTAATACTCCACTTCCATCTATACTTAATCCTGTTCCTACTTTAATACCACCTAGAACTGATGCACTTGCTGTTGGTAATGAATATGTATAAGTGGTTGATACAATTCCAGATCCATCTATTGATAAACCACTTCCTATCTTAATACCACCTAAAACTGAACTAGTTGCTGTTGGTAATGAATATGAACTTGCACCACTAATAACACCATTTGCATCTATTGTAATAGTTGATCCATCTATTTTAACTCCACCTAATATAGTGGTTGATGCTGTTGGCAAAGTGTAACCTCCACCTCCACCACCTGTGCTACTAATAACACCACTACCATTAATTGTAATAGTGGTTCCATCAACTTTAACACCACCTAAAATACTTGTTGATGCTGTTGGTAATGTATATGGATTACCTTTACTATTAAATGTTATCCAATCTGCGGCTGAAAGATATCCATCAGTTGTTGCATTTGCCATTGAAATATTAATAGCTGGTGTTGATGTTCCAGTTGATACAGAAATTGGTCCACTACCAGTAACATTAGTTACAGTTCCAACATTTGTGGTATAACCAGCTGGATTTGTTGAATTATATGGGGTAAATCCCAATCCAGTTGTAACTTGTGATGATGATAGTTGTTTATTTTTCCATAATGATGTTGAACTTTCCCATACTAATAAATCATCATTAGTTTTAGTTCCATATGTTGATACATCGTGTAATTCATCTAGTTCAAATCCATTTTGAACTTTAACTAATATTTCACCAACGGTTGCTGAAACTCTTGATACTACTCCAATATATACTAAATGATTAGGGGCGTGTGGCTTATTAGCTAATCCATAAATAATACCACCAGCCGTACTAGGACTAAGCCAAACTGGATTTCCAATGGTTGCGGTCGATGTATTTAAATGTGCTGAACCAGTTCCAGAAAGTTTTCCATCAGTAATTACATAACCCATAGCATTTATTGCTAAATCTTGTTCTAATAATCCTAATGTTTTGCTAGATGTTGATTCAGCATCAGCTTTTGCTAATCCAATTAAGATATTAGTTCCATCAGCACCAATAATATAAACTGCTTGGCCTTTTGTTAATGCTTGTCCAGAACCATTTTTTACATATTGTTTAACTACTTCTGTAAATGCGGCGGCACCTGGCGCGGTATTAACCCAATTAGTTCCATTATATGAAATTATATCACCAGTGGCTGGTGTTGTAATTATTGATGGATATGCACGTTCTGCTAATAATGTAACAGCTAGTACACAAGATGCTGTAAGATTTAATGCACTACCAGTTGAACTATCAACTAATGTTCCACGACTTAATGTTCCACCTGAATATGTACAATCTTTTCTAATTTCCCAATCTGTATAATTAGTTCCATCATTCACTACTACATCAAATAATAATCCTTCATCAGATGCACTAAATTTTTTAAATCCATTTGCGGCATTACCAATAGTAAAATTACCAGTTAAACCTGGTGCCGATGCGACACCAGTTTTGTATCTATCTCTAAACGTTACTGACATTATTCAGCTCCTCTGATTCCAATAATATTTCCATCATTATCACGAACAATTTCTTTTGGTTTAGTAATATGGTTATTGATATTTTCAATCATATTAAGTAATCCATCTTGTTTATTACGTTCAACTTGACGTTGTTCTTCATCCATTTTACGTTTAGTATCTTGATCTGCTAATATTTGTGCATAGATTGAACTTTGTCTTGGGTCTTGTCCTTCATTGCCAAATACTTTACTTAATGTATTAATTTCAGATTGTGATAATAATTCATTAGATGGATTTAAACTATCTATTTCTGATAATTCTTGTTGAACATATCCTGGGTCTGAAAGTTTCTGTAGTTTCATTAATTCTAATTCATATTTCAATTTGATTTCATATTTTTTCAATTCGAATTCACGATCTGATTTAAGTTTATCAAGTTCAAAATTAGCGGTTTTAATCAATAATTCTTGATTAGATTTAATTTTTTCAGCTTCTGCTAATGATGCATTTGGATCAACTTGTTGTTGCTGTGCTGCTTGTTGTGCCATCATTGCTTGTTGTTGATTATATTGATATACTTGTGAATATTCAGCACTACCTGGCATATTGAAATATTGTTCTGGACTATATCCCATATTTTTTATCATATCATTAATGGCATTAAAGATTTTAGTTGGATCTAACATACTATTCAATTCTGGTTTAGATGAATTATTTACATCTTTTTGTAATTGAATAATTGATGTAATATTAGCAAGTTCTTTATCTTTATCTACTGAACCAGTTCCAACATTAACTGATAATGCTTTAAGATTACGCCATTCAATTGGATTAACATTGATATAATTAGATGAATATTGAATCAACTCTGGACCATCACTATACTTACTTGCTAGTTCAATAATCTTTCTGTATAAAGGTGCAATAGCGGTTTCAGCAAATATTCTAACAATTAGTGCAAGTTTTTCTTGACTTGCTGACATAATCATTTGGGTACCAGTTGCTGTATTATTGAAACTATTTTTATCAATTCCTTGGGTTGATTTTGATACACCACTACGACTTTCAGCAATATCATCAATATATGTCATTAATGTAAATGCTTCACTACCAATACCACTAGATGGCATTACTTGAATTGAATTTGATGGTGCTCCACGAACTCTAATATAGTTACCAGGATTTGTGTTAAGTAAATCATTAGGATCTACAATGTTATCAATATTAACAGCTTTACTTGGATTGATATTAAACGCAAAGCTATCTAACATTGCTCTGGTAAGCATAGATTTCAATAATTGTAAATCAGCAACTAAATCAGCCATACTATTGCCATAAAATAGGTGTGGCTTTGGAAATGGTGATGTTGAAATAAATGGCTGACAATATACTTCTTCATTTTCAAGAATAGTATCACCAACTTTTAATACTTTTCTTAACTCAGCGATTCCATCATTGTTATAATCAACTCTGAAATATGCTTCTGTTACCCAAACTAATCTCATTGATGGATCTACTGGGCGAATATCTAAACTAGATGAATAAAATGAACCATCTTGGGTTTCACGTGTCATTTTTTCAATAGAATAATCAGTCGATGCTTCTGTTCCATCGTTAATATCATCACTAATTTTGTAACCTTGTTCACGTAACCAACTTATGGATTTCTTTACACGATGTGCAATAAATGGACATTCATTTAAATCTAATGATCTAGTTGATTTACTGACTACAACTTCCTCAACTGGAATATTCATAATTTTAATACGACCACCAGTTGATGTAATTTTACGTTTAATAGTAACATCGTGTGTTGTTAATGATTGTCCAGTTTCAGCATTCACTACTGTGATACTATCGTGGGTAACTGGCTCAACATTAATATCATTTAATAAGATGGCTAATTCAGCATCAGATAATCCAGCATATTCTTCTGTTTCAAAGATATCTTCTTTGTCATAATATACTTTTAAGAAACCATTCTTTTGTAATAATGCATCGTGAAAGAAATTATGTAATACTAGGAATCCATTATTTTGTTTGTGTAGTACATTTTCGGCATATAATGTTGCTAATCTTGCACTATCTTTATATTGTGGTGAAATGGCATCAAACTTAATAATACTATTACCAGAAAATATTTTCATAATTTGTGGTAATGCCCAACTGATAGTTTCTTGAACTTCACTGGATACATAAGTTGATCTACCTTTCTTTTCATTTCCAAATGCATCACGATTATAATACTTTAATGCACGTGTTCTTTCTTGTTGTATTGTTGATAAATAATTAGTTCCAGCTGATACTTCGGTATCAATAAAACTAATTATTGTTTGCTCATTCATTTTATTTTTCACATTGATCCCCAATTGTAATAGAATATTCTATACGACTTATTTTCGCATTTAATTTATTCAATAGTTTTTTGTATCCTGGTCTAGTGCTATTCCAAGATACATTATCGCATTTTAATTCCATTGCTATTTGCTTAATATCATCCATATAATATCCAATTGCATCTATATGTTTGCTATGTGCAATCCATATCCAGAAAATATTTCCTTTAATATAGAAAATTAATGCATCATTTTCTTCACCAATTAATGCAAAACTTGTTCCATTAATTAAACTATTTAATACTTCTAGTTCAGTCCATTGTTCTATACATTTTTGTTTTACTTTTGTACAAGAATTGATTATTATATTTAAATCATCAACATTATGTAAGTTTGCATTTCTTAATTTCATATCTTATTTATACTTTTCTACCAGTCATAATCACCGGCACCATTATGTATAGAACTCCAAACCGTATTATGAATATTAGTGCCAACTGGATAAGCAAATGTTAGTGCTAATGCATCTGCGATATCTGGACTACGTTTTAACCGTTTCTTAATATTTTCTTTACTTTCAATAAGTAATCTTCCATTAATATCATTAGTGGAACCAAAAGATAATAAATCCATTTCTAGTAAATTATCATCTGGAATTGATACTTCTCTTAGTATCCATTCTTTAAGATTAGCATACATTTCAGCACGTTTATTTGAATATAATGGATTAGATGGCTTTGAACCAAAGTTTATTTCCTCAATGGTGTATCCACGTAATCTCATTATTGCGGCAACTCCTCCACCAAATCCACCAGTACTATCTATGAATATCTTACTTGGATTATCTTGTAATATTACTTCTAATAACTTATCAGCAACTTGATCGTTAAGTAACTTTGAAAATAATTGATACTTAACCATTACATCACCTTTTCTCCATACAAAGCAAGTTTTGTCATTACCACTAGTGGCAACGTCTACACCTAGTATTAATGGCAAACTATCATTTTCTATTTTACGTTTACGTGCATATTGAACATTTTCTATGGGTATGAAACTATCAGTTTCAATACTTTCAAATGCTTCTTCTGGTGATATTGGATATTCATTCTTGAATTTCTTTTCACCTAATTGCTTTATAGTTAATCTTCTCCAATACAATTGTTCATATGATAATTGATATATTCTTTTATATTCTTCTTCACTATCAGTAAATGTTACACCTTCTGGGATTGCATTTCTACAACTCATATCTGTAGTCCAAGGTAAGAATATGGGTATATAGCTATTTTCACCTGCAACTGCATCACACCACATTGTATAAAATAAACTATCAATAGTGGATGCGGTTGATTCAATTATAATTTCAGTTCCATCGACATCAGCAACACTTCGCATTAATCCAGCCGCAATTTCTTGTGCATTTGGCCAGAAACCAATCTCACTACAATGCAAATAATGTAAAGTATCACCACGACCAACTTCTTTACTACCAGCGGTACTTACTTTAATGGAACTATCATTTTCATTGAATTCTAGTTCTTTTGCATTATTCTTTTTAATATTTGGTTGTATAAACGTTGGTAAGTTATCATACATTCTTTTGTATACACGAAATAATGCTGTTGTGCTATCACTATTATGGGTAATAACACCAGCACGACGATGTTCATTCAATGTTAATAAATGCATAAATCTTGCGGCGGAATATGTTGATATTCCTAACTTACGTGATTTCAATATGATTACACGAACTCTTCCAGTTTCTTTCTTTTGCTTTTCAATTAAATTATGTACTTTTAATTGTTGAAAATTTAACTTGAATGGAATTAATTCACCTGTGTTACTTACTATTTTGATACATTTATCTGTATAAAATGGTAATTCTTTCAATTGTTTTATTATTTCGATATCTGTATTATTCATCATCTTTTAATAATTTAATTATACTACTAATATCAGTTCCTTTCATTGATTCACTTTCAATTTGTTGAACTTCACGTTGTCCTAATCCAACTTTACCCAAATATTGTAACATCTTTACTTGATCTTTATGTTCTTTATTTATAGCAATTTCATACTGATTGCGAATAATATTTTCAGAAAAATGCATCCATCCTTCTCTCCACGCTTCAAGTAAATCTAAATTACTTTCTAAATATGGAATTGTTACTCCGAAATATTGTGCACATTGGACTCTATTATATCCAATGGATGCTAGTTCAAATAACTTATCTATATCTATCTCTTTACGTTTTCGCATATTTCTTTCTTTTGCTGCGATAATTCCATCATCAGTTAATCTTGGCATAATTATTCTCCATTAAAAAAGGGGCTTTCGCCCCTTAGTATTTATGTTTAGTTTTAGTAAGTATTTCCACTATATAGTTCACGTCTCATCTGTATACATTTAGCTTGTGCTTGTTCTACTGTTGGGAAATATCCTCCGTGAATATGATTTCCATTAACCATTAATGATACACGATATGGATTAGTTTTATTTGTTTTACATAAGTATAATCCTGGGATATCACTAATGCTATTTCTTGCTTTACTATTTTGTGCATTTTCTTGAATGGTCACTAAACGTAAATTTTCAATGCGGTTATCAGTTTTATTTCTATTGATATGGTCGATGCATTTTGTGTTATCAATATCACCGTAATACATAATCCACGCTGCTCTATGGGCGAGTAGTGTTTTTCCGATATTTCCGATTCTTACTTTAATATAGATATATCTGCTTTTAGTTGTTGATGCTTTTCTACCAGTAATTTTGTTGGTGAATTCACCTGTTTCTGGGTTGTAATTGAATGTGTTGTTAAGTGCTCTAAATAAGTTCATTTTTATATTCTCCAAAATATATTATCTTTTAACGCCAAAGATTAAGTCTAATAAGTTTATTACTACAATACCACTATTGAAAGTGATTTTATTTGCTGTTCTTTTGATTACTGCATTTTTAAGTAATCTTGCTGTAGTTACTTGTTCAGGTAATTCATCTGAAAAATTGAAATCCATCATTTCTAAAATTTCATATGGACTGTAGTCATATTCAATTGGTCTAAATCTTTTTTCTTTTGATGGTTTCGATACTAATTGTGTCATTGTCATTGTTTGTTTCTCCTTATAATATTATTTAGTTAGTATTCAAAAAAATGGCTTATAATGGCCAAAAAATGGCACTTTTTGAAATTATTTTTGCTAGATATGGGTAATTTGCGTATTTTGTATGATAAATAATGATGACACAAAGTGTCAGTTCATTGTATATTCTCTGAAACCTCATAGTACTACTATTATGGGGTTTTTTTGTATCTATTAGATTTGTTCATTTCTTCCCCAAAAAAATTGTCCCAAGAATCCTTGGAAAAAACGGAACCCACGAAAAAAAAATCGAGCAAGGAACCAATTCAAGTAATCAGCAATCACATCTCTCCAACAATCAATAAGGAACAAGGAATATTACTATAAGGGTGTGCATATTTTTATTATTTTCAAGATATGCACACCCTGTGATATAATGCGGGTTCCAGGGCATACCTAATTAAGAAATATACACACCCTGTGGTATAATGCGGCCTGTGGGCCATCTAAAAAGTTACATATTCATAAAATATGCACACCCTGTGATATAATGCGGGTTCCAAGGCATACTGTCAAATATTATGCGTATAGGATGTCTATATTCTAAAATATGCACACTCTTATAGTAACTTCTTCTTGTTAGTTAGTTGTTGTTGG